GCAGGTCTATGAAACCTGTCTCCGTTAAATCCAACGCAATGTAAATCAGTAACTACATACTCAGGAGAGTTAGACCAAATAACTTTTTCAGGTGCGTACTCTTTATTGACCGACATAATTACTAGGTCGTTAATTTTTAGAGGGTATCTATCTTGATCTGAGAGTGTTGTATCGAGCATGAACTGTAGATTGAACCCAGAACGTCCATAAGACGCTTCACGTTCCATCAAATCCTGTGCAGAGAATCTTACAGGGTCAACAGGATCTTTTGGCTCTACAGAGCCTTCTAGGAGGTTTTTAGCAAGACGTGGAGCAAGACGATCTCCATAGTTATTTTTATGATTTGGGTAACGTGCAGTCCATATTCGTGTTTCATATCCACGTTCTTCTAGTGTTAGGTACAAACTGTTCTCTACTTGCGGTGTACCTAAGAAAGTAATCCGACCATTAGGCTTAAGAATCGCTTCAAATTCTTTTACAGCTTCAGATAGTTTGTCTCTCATGGGCTGAGTAAAGGAATTATTAGGTACTTCACAGTCATCTGCTATAACTTCATCAGCACGACTCCCTGCAAGTTGCGATAGCACACCCTTAGAAGAGCAGGAAGGGGCATGATCAGCACTAGCAGGTCTTACATCAAAACTTACCTTACTGTTTCTCTGGTCATCTCTGGGGATTAGTGGAGCAAGTATTGGCATCTCGTTTATAAGACGCATAGTAAAGGTCGTAAAGTTATCAGCCCTATCTTTACTAGCAGATACCACAAGAAATTTTAATTGTGGGTCTATTCTTAGTCTCCAAACAACGTAAGTAGAAGTAATCCAACTTTTACCTACCCCACGAAACCCCTGTATGATCTTTCTTCTAGCTCCATGTTGTAGATATTCTGCTATATCTAGCTGAACAGGAGTAGGATCTGGTAGGTTTAGATGTCTCCAAGTAACAATTAAGAAATATCTAAAGTCTTGTAGTTTTTCTGGTAAGGGTTGCAATTATTAATCTGTAAGAGGAATAGTTTCTAGGTCTGGTAAGTTGTTCATTAGCTCTGTCATAGGGTTATTTTCTACAGGAATACACTCAATACCGTTATCTTTTAAAAATTGTCTAGCTACGTTTAAGTCACCTGCTTTTGCTTCGCCACTTCTTACTTTATCTAATAGGTCTTTTGCTAATTCAAGATGCAAACTTTTTAATATTTTTAAGTTTTTATCCATGAGACTTACGTTTTAAATTAATATAATCACTTTTTAGGTCTATTGCCAAATAAAACATACTTAAGTTTACCTATAAAACCTAATTTTTTTTGTTTTTTGTAGTGCTGTAACCTTTGTTCAAGTCTCCAAAGTTCACTTTCTGTATCAGAAATCCGAATTAAAGCTGCGACAAGTAACATATCTTGTAGTCTTATTTGTTTTACAAGATCACAACAATAATCTTTGATTACAGGATCAGGTAATTCTTTTACCTCTCTGCATTTTATTTCTATTTCAAGCTCTATTTCAGGAGGAGGATTACCAATAAGAACATCAAAAAATTCTTTATGGTTCATTAGTTCATTTTAGGAAAGAGTTGTTGCTCCAACATATCAACAGCTTTGTCGTCTAAGGTATTGGAAGTCTGCTTACAGATTGATCGAAGCAAGTCTATTACTAACCTTTTACAAGCAGTTGTAGTAAGAAACCTTAGTAAAATTGGTTTTAAAATTTTTAACATTGGGTTTATGTCTGTACTTTTACCTTATCGCTTATTGCCAATCTTGGCTTCTTTCTTTATATTTATAGTATCTCACTAGGATTATGGCAGAACAACCAAAAGAAAATAAAAAAAGTGTTTGGTTTAAATTACAAGAAGCTGTGCCTTGTAGAGAGGAACAGTTTGAGTTTGTATCACTAGGGGTCAGACTTATTTTACTTTTTTGGGCAACAGCGATGTTGTCATTATCGTACTTAGATCTGTCAAAACTAGGAATACCACAGCAGAAGATAGACCCAACTTTTATTGCTTCAGTTTTTGTAGGTCTTGCAAGTAGTTTCGGAGCATCTATTACACAAAAAGGCAAAGAGAATGGTGGTAAGAATGGTAAAAGTGTAAAGGCTGAATTGCAAGAAGTGTTAGGTAGTACACAGCTAGTTAGGATAGATACACCTATAAGATTAATAGTAGATCCTAAACAAGAGAAAAAATGAAGAAACTTTTATTACTAGGTTTATTTTTAGTTGCTCCTTGCTATGCAAACGGAGTTCCTTCTTGGACTACTGGTTCTAGTAACAGAACAGAGAATACTACTCAGACAATAACAAGATCCGTAGTTACAGAGAAATACGGAGCAGCGTTAAACACTTGGGAAGCTTCAAACATAGAAGTTACAAGTGCTTCTAGTGGTGGGATAGCACATTCAGATGCAATCTTTACACCAAAGACTGTAACTTCTGATTGGTCTTTGTCTGTTACTACCAGAGCAGCAAACCAAATGACTGAAAAGATTACACAGAATGATGCGATTACGACTACAAGCGTTATTACTAGCCTGTCTGTGTTTAGCCAGTAACCAAGCAAAGGCTGAAGGCGATACAAACGTACAAGCTCAACCTAATGCTGTTGGTAACTCAAGTATTATCAACCAGAATATGAATATCAATAATGGAATGACAGGTAAGCAACAGTTTGGAAACTTAATTTGCAGTCAACCCACTATGGCTGTAACTCCTTTTTATACAGGTAATGATGCTCAAGGTGAAGAAACCTATAGCATCAATGAAGGTTGGGGTGTACAAATGTCTTTTATGATTCCATTAGGAGATAATCAAACTTGTAACGAGTTATCCAAAGTAAAGCTAGACTTAGCCAAAGAAGAACTAGACAAGCAAGTGCATGATAAGCAGCTAGTTCGTATCTTGAAGTGCGGACAGCTTCACGCATCAGGCTACATGATAAATCCTAAATCTAAGTTCGCATATATTTGTAGTGATGTAATCAATATACGAAGTTATGTAAAAGCTAATTCTTCTTTGTTTGAAAATCCTTAACCTCTTTCTTTAGAACTTTAGTAAAGATCTTTTTAAATATTTTTTTGATTTGACCTACTACAGCTTGCATTGCAATAGACCCTGCCACAGTTACAGTAGATGCCACCCCTGCACTAATAACACTAGAAGCTATAACTTCTGGGGCAGGTATTGGCATCTCACCGAAGAATGGTACATTAAAAGTACCTACAGTTTCTAATGAAGTATTTTCTAAGTTTTTTGGCAGGTTCGTTGGGATCACTTCTTGTTTTATACCTGTTACTTCCTCGTCTTGCTCCTCTTCTTCTGAAGAAGTATCTGCCTTCTCTTCTCCCAAACCCGACTGAACTTGTTCCAGACTCGGTAAAAGAACTGGATCTAAATAAGGTATCTCCGCTACTGGAAAATCAAAAATTGTTTTAGGCGGATTGAGTATATAGTTTGTATCTGGTAGGTTTGGTAAGTATATTTCGTCCATATTATGAGAGAAGCTTTTGCTAAAGCCTTAGTTCCTGTAACCATAATAACTTTTGTAGGAATTATGGCACTAGCTCCTTTGTACGTCACCATGTCTATGATGACCAGACAAATGGAAAAGACTAATTAATCAGCAGCTTCGGCTGTATTAGTCTTTGCCCACTCAAGGTACTCTTGGTAGTCGGTGTTTGCTTCGTTAAATGGAATACATATTTTTTCTGTACCATTCATTTTTTCAACACCACAGTTCTGATTAGTACAACTATCCTTGTAAAATTTATAAATTGGGTCTGTTGGATATGTCATAGTTTAAAGCTCCGCACTAAAATCAATTCTACCGTTAGCATTATAAGTTCGCACTATTCCACCATGACCAACAGTACCACTTACCTGACTAGAATTATTTAAACATACCTTTCTTTCATCTGCAAGTTCAACACCAAAACCATCAAAAGTATCAGCAGCACTATCACGATAAAATACATAATTATTTGTACCAGTTGCTTGTATAACAGAAGGTCCAGTCCTCATTTCTTTTATAAATCCAACAATACATTTTAGTTGATTTGATGCATAATAAGCACCCATTCCAATTTGATAGTTATTACCGCTTACAAATCGTTGAAAATAACGCATACAGAGGTCAAGCTCCTGACCGAATGACCTGTGCTCAAAATCTGTTGCCACGCCTGAACTATTAACTTCTAGTTGTACTCCTGTTATATACCATTCGTTAGATGTGTTAGAGCCAATATTCACATTATGACCTCCAGCAGTTTTATTTTGTGTATAACTACCCCATGCGGTATCATAAGCTGTTCCACCACTTGAGTTAGTGCCTGCAACTAAAAACCAATGTAGTTCTAAACTTCCTCCATTATCGTTGTCAATTTGTCCGCTTGTATCTGCTGGAATCGTTATTGTTTTTTTCTCCCAAGTGTCGGCACTATTAATTGTATAAAGTTTACTAAAAGTTCTTCCTCCATCTCTTTGATAACAAAAAAAAGCATAATTACCAGTTACATTAGAACGAACATGAAAACTAATAGTCATAGCTTTTGCTGCTGACGTTCCATAATTAAGGTGTTGCAAATCCTGACCTTCAATTATGTGTTGTAACATCACGCTCTCGTTTGCAGCAATAGAAGTATCTGCTGTTGTGCAATCATATTTCAAACTATTTGAAAATCCATCTGGACTTGTAGTGGATTTTGTAACAGTAAATGCAGCAGAGCTATTGCCTACTTTATGTTTGTATCTATCTAAGGTGTATGCATCATTAGCTACAGCAGCAAAACTTGAACCTCTTTGACTGACAGTCATTGCTCCATTTATTGTGAGTCGTCTATTACTTAGGTTATTAGTAATATTGGCAGTACACGTTCCATCAGATGCAAGAGCAATAGCATTTGTACTATTGCCTGTGTGCTGTATGTTTTGAACCTTGATCGTTGACATAATTAACTAGGTTTTGGATTTGAATCCTTGACGTTTTTTATGTGGGTTGCCCACGTTCCAGTTGTATCTAGTTTACCTGCAACAATATCCTTGTACAACATATCTAATTGGTTAGCCAAGCTGTCATAAGATTCTCTTCTTTTTGATCTATAACTGTCATTTTCTAAATCCCACTCAGCTATTAAGGCTGCCAATCCATCAGTACATTCTTTTTCTGTAGGCTTAGACCCACCATCATGCACTATCAAGTTTGCATAAATTTTGTTTTTTGAGTCAGACCAACCGAACCATTGTCCTGAACGAACTGTTACAAGATAATCTTCTAGTTGATCTGGTCTGCCGTCAAATCTCATTATGTATCTCCTAATCTAATAAAAGTTGTTGAGTTTAAATTAATATCACTACTTCCTAAAAAATTCAAAGATCCATGATTTTCATATTGTTTGAATTTTAATTTATGTGTAGAAATGTTAGTTACATCAAATATAAAATTTAATGCAATTGCACCTCTGTTGTATTGTGAGGGCGCACAGGCATAAGAAGTTGCAGCTTCACTATAACTGCTATTATTAACTGTCGTATATAAATTTATTTCACCAAATCTGTCGTTTCCGCTATTCCTCTGAACATTACCAAAAAAAGTTATTAAGTATATTCCTGTTGAAGGGAAAGAAAAAATACCACTTGATTCCGTCATACCAGTTCCTAGTTGTCCATATCCATCTGTGTCTACTCTTTCCCAGTTAGAAGTTATGTCGGTATAACCTGTTGCAAAAGTAAAACTTGAATTTATCCTCCATTGATCTGCCATTGTAATTCCAGCAGATATAGCAGGAGATAGCTTAGTAGAATCTAAACTGCTTTGACTTGTTAAAAGCGTTCCATCTGCAATGTCAGGCAAGCTAATAACTCTGTTATTACTAGATGATGAAGGTGCTTCTAGGCTTACTGACCCACCACCTGATGCTGCGTTTAGTTTAATCTTTGCTGTCATGGTTTAGGATATTTGTCTTTAGTTGTTTTAATAGTAGCTTTCCAAGCATCTATTCCATTATGATAGATGTCATCTAGTTGATCTTCAATATTTGGATACTCTGCTGCTCTATTTCTTGAATATTCAAGGGCTGCATATTCAGCATTTAATGTGTTTCGTGCAGCGTCTATATCAGACTGAACAAGTGTTATCTGTGAGCCGTCTGCTTTAAAAGCTCCTGTACCATCATCAATAGTTACAGCGTCAGGATATGCTTTGCGTATTGCTTCATGGTCTAAACTCATGCTGCTACCTCCATTACTGTAATGCCTGAAGTACCAATACATGTACCTGCACCACCTGTACCATGAGTTTCTCTGTTTATATATATCGTATTATTAGTTGATTCATCTATGTGTTGTATTTTATAAGTTATTGCATTTGTTGATCCAGCAGTATCTAAAAAAGAACCAGCAGCGACATCGGGATAACCAGTATTTCCTTGATTAGAAACAGGAAATGTAGCTCTTGTCGAACTGCCTGTAGCATTACCTCTAAATGGATAAGTTGTAGTCCCACTATCAACTTTTGCCAGTAAAAGGGCGTGACCACCATAACTACTACCTGCTGTTACACTTATATGTACTTGAATAAAAAGTTTGCTACTAGAAGATGTAGGTGTAATATTTATAGTTAATCCTGTTACATCTTGAGCAGTACTTGTTGAGGTTGAAGAAAAAGCATCAGTTTTACTTACTGAAACAACTTGAAGAATTGGCCCATTTTTGCCAGTTGTTGATCCAAGTTTTGCGAGTTTTACTGCATTAGCAGCAAGCATATCGGTATCAACAATACCGTCAGGGAGTCCGCCTACTGCTACACCGCCAATAGTATTAGAGCTACCGTTTAGTACTAAAGCCATTATGGAATCGTTACAACTG